TCGGCAAGACAATCTAAAAGATGCAACTTTGCCTTTAGATTACTTGCAAATATGGGACGCTTTAAGTTATAATATTACTGTCATTGAAAAAGACAACTTGCGTATGTTGAAGTGCAAGTTTCTTGACAAAGACAGAAAATGGCACTTTGGTGAGTATATGTTCACCTTAGACTTTTGCCAAAACGACCCTGGTTATTTGAATACAGGATTTTCTGAAACAGTTGAAGAACACAAAAGTTACAACTTTATCAAATTAGATAATGGTCAGTATGCGGCACAACCAAATAACAAGACCCTTTTCTATGATGCATCTTTGACTGTCGCTGAATTCAAAATGCCAGATTTCAAACTAGCGACAAAGTTATATTCAGTAGAGAAATACAACAAACACTCTGCAAGAAATAACAATGATTTTTTCTATGACTTTAAGGAAAGAAAAGAATGAACACCCGTGAAATTGCAAAACGGTTAGCAGTTGAACATAAACTACCAAGAGCCGAGAAATATGATTTGGCTTATCGTGCATTTGATGACATGGTTGAAGTCATTGGTTGGATGCAAGACCCAACTTATAACATGAATGACTTTGAAGGTCGTGAGATGCTTTTCCCTAAACGCTGGGTCACTATTGGTGTTCTTTCATCTGACACACAGGTATCACTATGACAATCAAACTAATTACACTTAAAACTGGACAAACACTTATTGCACAATTAGATTGCACGGGCGAAAAAGAAATCTCCCTCAAAGAACCTGTTCAAGTTATTCTACAAAACACACAACAAGGACCAATGATGGGGTTTGCACCATTCTTGGATTATGCCGAAGAATTTTTGACAGGCATCAAAATCTCTATGGAAAATGTTCTTTGCCTGGCAACACCAACAAAAGAACTTACGAATCAATACAACAAAGTCTTCGGCAGTGGTATTCAAATTGCCTCTGCTCTCCCTAAAAATGTATTATAATGTATGAATGACTAAACAATATTATACCCATGTTCTAAACTTCGGTAACTTTATTCTTTACCGAGGTATCAAAGATGGTCGGAGAGTAAAAATAAAAATCGAATACTCTCCGACTTTGTTTTTTCCTACCAATAAAGATACCGAGTGGCGTTCTCTGCAAGGCGATGTTCTTGAGCCAAAGAAATTTGAATCAATCAATGCTGCAAAAGAATTTATCAAACGATATGAAGAAGTGCAAAACTTCAAAATGTTTGGTAACACACGACTAGAATATTCCTTCATTGCTGACACACAGAAAGGTGATATTGATTGGGACATGAATGACCTAGATGTTGCAATCATAGACATTGAGGTCGGTTCAGAGAATGGTTTTCCTGACCCAGCAAAAGCAGATGAACCAATTACTGCCATCGCCATTCGTAGACTGAAAGGCGGCATGACAGTTTATGGTTGTGGTGATTATGACAACACAAGAGATGATGTGAAATATGTGAAGTGTGCAGATGAATACACTCTCTGTAAAAACTTTCTGGCTGATTGGGAACAAAATACACCAGACATTATCTCTGGTTGGAATATTAAATTCTTTGATATTCCCTATCTACACAATCGTTTCAATCGAATTGTTGGGCCAGAACTCACTAAAAAACTTTCGCCTTGGGGTAAAGTGGTTGAACGAGAAAAATTAATTAAAGGTAAGAAACAAATTGCGTATGATATTTTTGGTGTGTCTTGTTTGGACTATATCGAACTCTATCGTTGGTATGCACCAAGTGGTAAGTCACAAGAGTCCTACAAATTGAATCACATTGCATCCGTAGAACTAGGCACAAACAAGATAGATTATTCTGAGTATGATAATCTTCATCAACTCTATCGTCTTAACTATCAAAAGTTTATTGACTATAACATCAAAGATGTGGAATTGATTATTGAACTAGAAGATAAGTTGAAACTGATTGAGTTGGCTATCACTCTTGCATATGATACGAAGACCAACTTTGAAGATGTATTCGCACAGACTCGCATGTGGGACTCAATGATTAATTGTTATCTTATGGAAAGAAAAATCATTGTGCCACCAAAAGAACGCAAGATAAAAGAGTCTGCGTTTGAAGGTGCGTATGTGAAAGAACCACAAGTTGGCAAACACGATTGGGTCGCATCATTCGATTTGAATTCTCTGTATCCGCATTTGATTATGCAATACAACCTTTCGCCAGAGACATTAATTGAACCTTCTGATTACACGAATGCAATGAGAGATATTGTTAATCAAGGTGTGAGTGTAGAAAAACTTCTGAATCAAGAAATCAATCTCAAAGAAAGTGGTTTAAAAGATGCAACTCTAACACCAAATGGTCAATTCTTTCGAACTGACAAACAAGGTTTTCTACCAAAGATGATGGAAGAAATGTATGAAGACCGCAAGAAGTTTAAGAAGATGATGATTAAGTGTCAACAAGATTATCAAACAGAAAAAAACTCACAAAAGAAAAAACAATTAGAAAAACTGATTGCACGATACAACAATCTTCAACTCGCAAAGAAAGTGTCATTGAACTCGGCTTATGGTGCCATGGGTTCGCAATACTTCCGTTTCTATGATTTGCGTGTTGCACTTGCAGTTACACTTGCAGGTCAATTGTCGATTCGTTGGATTGAAAAGAAGTTGAATCAGTTTATGAACAAACTGCTCAAAACAGAAGAAGATTATGTTATTGCATCCGATACTGATTCAATCTATCTACGCCTCGGTAATCTGGTTGATAAAGTTTTTTCTGATGAAAAAGATACAAAGAAGATTGTTGATTTTATGGACAAAGTTTGTGAGGAGAAAATTCAACCGTTCATCGATAATTCATACGAAGAATTAGCCATTTATGTTCATGCCTTTTCACAGAAGATGCAAATGAAACGAGAGGCACTTGCAGACAAAGGTTTGTGGACTGCCAAGAAACGATATGCATTAAATGTATATAATAACGAAGGTGTTGTATACAATGAACCAAAACTCAAAGTGATGGGTTTAGAGATGGTGAAGTCATCGACACCATCTGTCATTCGTGAAAAGATGAGAGAAGTTTTAGAATTGATGATGACAGGCACCGAAGATGATGTGCATAAGTTTATCGATGATTTCAAAATTGAATTTATAAAATTGCCTGCTGAAGAAATTTCATCGCCAAGAGGTTGTAATGGCATTGCACAGTATTCAGATTCGGTCACACTCTACAAGAAAGGCACACCGATTCATGTCAAAGGTGCCATTCTCTACAACTTTCATTTGAAGAAACTTGGCCTAGAGAAACAATATCCTTTAATACAAGAAGGCGAGAAATTGAAATTCATTTATCTCAAAATGCCAAACACAATCAAAGATAGTGTAATTTCTTTTCCACAAAGACTACCAAAAGAATTTGAGTTACAACAATTCATTGATTATGATTCACAATTTGAAAAGGCATTTGTAGAACCAATTCGTGTTGTTCTCGACTGTATGGGTTGGAAGACAGAGAAACAAAATTCATTAGAGGACTTCTTTGAATAATATTCGTATCATTGAAACTGGCATTGATGTTTCTAAAATCAAAGAACAGTTAGAACTATATTCTGACGATTGGGGAATTCAGACGGATATGGCTCATGCTGATATGCTCGATCCAACAACCAATATTGTAAGTGCAAAAGTCTTACAGTTGGTTGTTGGTGCTGTTACTGATGCGTCACAAGATGCCCGTGATTCTGAAATTTGTATACCCACTCCTGCGTGTGGTCGCCATACTGAAATATTAAAGTGGGCATGGAAGACATTTGGTCGTTTTGCAAGATGTGCCTTTCTTGCTTTGCCACAAGGTAAAATTGTAGGTAAACATATCGATATTGGAACATATTATCTCAACAAAGACAGATATCATCTTTCGATACAAGGAAGATATAAGTATATGGTCGGAGATGAAGAAGTAATTATAGAACCGGGAACATTTCTTTGGTTCAATAATAAGTTGCCACATGGCACAGAAAACATAGGTGACTGCACAAGAATTACTTTTGTAATCGATGTTCTTCACGGACCAGATAATCCATGATACAAGTTTTATTACCATTTCTTACTGCAATTGCTTTGTCAGCAATTGCTGCATTTTATTCTGTAATTGGTTTGGCACAAATCTTTCCAGGTTCTTTTTGGCCAGTAATCATTATGGGAACAGTATTAGAAATTGCAAAGTTAGTAACAGTTTCTTGGCTATATAACAATTGGAAGTCTACTGTTCTTGCCATGCGTTATTATTTTCTCATTGCTATTGTGTTTCTCATGCTCATTACATCAATGGGCATCTTTGGTTTTCTTTCACGGGCACACATCGAATCGAACATCGTTGTTGGCGCAAACTTTGTTCAGCTCAGAACCATTGAAACACAAGAAAGAATTGCAACAGAAAGATTAAATTATCTGCTAAAAAGAGCAGGTGATGATCCGGACAAGATTACAAAACGAACTGACAATGCAATTCAGGAAACACAAAATGAATTGAAAAGATTGTCTGAACAAAAACTGCCGTTGTTGAAAGAAGAAAACAAGTTGACGGCAGAGATAGGGCCAATCAAATACATTGCCGAGGCATTGTATGATAAAGAAGACCCTAACTTCATAGATAAAGCAGTAAGAACTGTTATCATTGTAATCATCATTGTTTTTGATCCACTTGCCGTTCTTCTTCTCATTGCCTCTCAACAATCTTATCGTGCTATTCGAAAAGAAGAATCGAAACTAAAGCCTGAAGTTAAAAAGGCAAAAAAGAAAAAAGTTGTTGACAAAACAATCAGTCCTAGTTTAGAATCATTCTTTACAGACAACGATTCAGAAGTTATACCGAAAGATAAAATCACACGCCTAGATGGAGGTTCGTTTTAACATGTCACTTTTAGACAAACTAAAAAAGAATACAACGATTAAAGATAGTTCTATTCTTGCAAAATCAAAATTCTTTAATGAGAAAGATGTAATTCCAACTGATGTGCCAATGATTAATGTGGCACTCTCTGGTTCGTTAGATGGTGGTCTTGTACCTGGTCTAACAATGCTTGCAGGACCTTCTAAACACTTTAAGACTGCATTTGCATTGTTGTTGGCATCTGCATACACAAAGAAATATAAAGATGCTGTCATTCTGTTTTATGATTCAGAGTTTGGCACACCAAAGAAATACTTTGAGACTTTCAACATTGACATGGATCGTGTTCTTCACACACCGATTACTGATGTTGAACAATTGAAACACGATATCATGGCTCAATTGAATGAACTTGGTAAAGATGACAAAGTGATTATTGTGCTTGATTCAATTGGCAATCTTGCATCAAAGAAAGAAGTTGAAGATGCAATTGAAGGTAAATCTGTTGCAGATATGTCCCGTGCCAAACAAATCAAATCTCTATTTCGTATGATTACACCACATCTGACAATCAAAGATATTCCAATGGTTGTTGTCAATCACACTTACAAAGAGATTGGCATGTTCCCAAAAGATGTTGTTGGTG